TTATAAGTTTTTTCCAATATTTTCAAGTTCTTTTATAGAATCCTTGTCTTTTGCAAGTTCATCACTGGCTGTTGCATAATATGATTTTTGGAAAATCATATCCCATGAAAGATATTTCGCCATGCAGTCGAACTGTTTGTCAATTAACTCATACTGGATACTGTCCACTGGGGATCCTCCCACAACGATTGTTCCAACTTTTTTATTTTTCAGCTGCAAACCGCGGCAGTAGCACTTATCAATGATAAGTTTCAACTGCGCAGACATTCCCCACCAATATACCGGAGTAGCAAAAAGAATCACATCTGCAGCGGTAATTTTATCAATCGTGGGATTTGTATCATCCTGATCAATACATCCTTTATAACATTGACAGGCCCCACATCCCTTACAAGGTGCTATATGAAGTCTGTCTGATTGGATGATTTCAATCTCATTCTTTTCTGATGCCCCTTTTATAAATGCATCAATCGCCGTCAGCGTGTTTCCCCTTCTGGCACTTCCGTTAATAATTACGATTTTCATGTATGTTTCCTCCAGCTTCTGATTTCATGAAATCATTATACCTTTTTTCGCTTATCCTGTCATCACATTTCATCAGATCAGAACCTGTCGAAATCCTCCTGTGTGGCAACCTGTCTCCATCCCTTATACTCATCATTCCTGCTTTCCACAAACATATCATTCACCATGCCAATGGTCAGCAGATCCAGATCCCGGATGGAAATCCCCAGCTGCACACACCGGAGAAGAAACAGGGGAGTTGTCATTTCACGGTCTGTTGCATGAAGTTTTTTTTAGCCTCCACATCCGTCTTAATATTCATGCCCCACAGCTCAATCAGCTTCGGCAGAACCTGGTAAATACTGAATGTGTTGAACTCATCCAGCCAGTCCTCCGGATTATCCGGAATGGACGGATCTGCATGCTTCGCCATCACATATGCAATGTTCTCAAACATCTCAAGGGAAAACAGATCCAGGGAGGACTTTTCCGGATCCCCGTCCCCGATACTCTTTTCCAGCACAGATAAATCCTTGTAGATATCCCTCTGAAATTTAATCCTGTAAATACGCGGAATGGCGGCAGATGCCTTAAAAGCAACTGCCTTCCCGTCAATCTCAATCTTCTTCATCATGCTCATATCTGAATCCTCCTCAGCTCAGTGCTTTTCCATTTCCAGCAGCATCCACAACAGACTTCCCACTATCAGATGCCTGCAAAGAAGCCTGATCCGCGGCCGGCAGATACACCGACTTGTACCAGTCTGCATAAACAGTTGCATCCGTAGTATTCCCTGTCTTTGCCTTCACCTTTCCATCCGACAATGGCGTAGCTTTAATGGTCAGTGTTTCCGTCTGCACTTCCTTCTTCTCCTCGTTGGTCTTGCCCTCGATCTTCGGACGGGAAGCCGAACAGTTATACATCACGTGGCGGATATGGCGCACATCCCCGTCAAACTCGAAAAGCAAGGCAAACAGTGCCAGCTCTGCATCCGAATTTTCAATCAGAACTCCCTTGGAATCCAGTTTCTCTCTCAGCACATCCGTTCGGAAACTCTCCGGAATCAGTGCAAGTTCCAGATCCCCGTCATAGCCCATATTGTTGTTGATCACATAGTACGCAATACCGTCCGCATAAAAATTCTCCGGTTCCCCGTTGGCATCCAGGGACAGTGATACGGATCCCGGAAGCGGCACTGGCGCTGCATAGGACACCGCCCCGTCCTCTCCGATCGTCAGTAATGCGTAATGCGCATTTTTCAGGTTATACTTCACCTTGTTATTCTTATCAGACATATTATCCCTCCATCATTTAACAAATCATTACAGTTCCATACTGTACAGCACCTCATACAGCTTTTCGCTCTGGATCCAGGCCTCCGACTTATTATAAAAAATCCCGGCATCATCCAGAACTGTTTCCACTAGGGCTTCTGCCCCGGAATCCTTCCGGTCCGTGTAAAGTTCTATCCTCACTTCACTGATCCGGAAATATACCCGTCCGTCTGCCGAAAAATTATCACTGCCGGGAAGCAGATAACAGATAAACGGCGGATCCGGGCTTTCCCCTTCCGCAAAATGGTCATAGGCAAAAGGAAAACCAGTCTCTTCCAGCATCCCTGCTAGTTCTTCCAGTGTCATATGCTTTCACCTCCCGCCATCACCTCAGTGCCTTCTCCACTTCCTGTTCCAGAGTCTGCGCAGCCCGTTCCTCCGCAGGCGCAATATGAGGAAACGCCCTTGTCCTGCCGCCTTTTCTCAGCGCATGACCGAACTCCAGCAGATGGGCCAGCTGGTACCTGTTCCTGGAATACACCACGATTTCCATTGCATTGGCAGTTTCCTTCGTGGTCTTCGCCGCCCAGCTCTTTGCGTAGGCACCGGTCTTCACAGGGGCATTCTCCTGGATATCCTTCCTTGCCTGTGCCCCTGCCTTCTTCACTGCTTTTTTCATATCATCCGCAGCAAGCTGTGCATACTCTTCCAGTCCTTCCATGATCACATCTGCCATCTGGCTGACTGTACATCTATCTCCTGCCATGTCTCACCTCCGGACCTTCCTGCATGTGAATTTCAGACACTTCTTCTTATAATTCAGATGATCCACATTCACAATGTCATACACCTGATCCCGAAACAGGATCCTGTGGGTAACAGACCGGATGCCTGCAGTCTTTTTACAGTACCGCACCGTCACAGTCATTCCCGCATCTTCCACCACAGTCCCTGCGGTTTCCGCTTCCCTGGAACTGGCAAGCCCTTCACCGCCTATTGTTGCAAAACAGCAGTAATCCTCTGTCCACTCATTCCTGTGATTCCCGATCCCGTCTTTCACAACAGAACACTTCTGAAAAATCACCTTTTCATTCATCAAAGCAATGTCCATTTGTTCCCACCTGCCCCGTCATTCCTAACGACTTGTCTGTCTCACCGGCATTTCTTAAAACCCCGGCTCTCTCACTCCGAAAAGAAGATTCCGCAGATCTATCACCAGCTGATGATGATCCGCCTCCTCCCTGTGTTCGTACAGATACGCCGCTGCATACTGCACAGCAATCTTCGTACCCTGCAGTTTTTCAAACTCATCCGCATCCGCAATCCTTGCCACATCCATACAGATCTGTTTCCCCTGCCTGATCAGATCCCCGATCAGCGCATCATCATCCTCAAAATCCACACGCAGGTAATTCTTCATCTCATCCACTGTCACTGCCAACTGCATCACCTCAAAACAGAACCGGCAGGCCTGTACTTCCCCTGCCGGTCCCCTTATTCAAAAAATCAGTCTGCCTTCAGTTTCATAATCTGCACGGCTTCCGGAAGAACCAGTTTTCCGTCCACACGTTCCTTTGCAACAAAACCGATCATTCCGTTGCCTGCAAACAGTTCATTCAGCTGCTTGAAGGATCTGTTTCCACGGTCACCAATGTTGTAATAGCTGTAATCCCCAAAAGCGATACCGTCCTTCGGTGCATAGGCAGAAGTCTCCACCTTATATCCCAGGATTCTGTCCGATTCCCCTGCCTGGTAAGCCGGCTGCCAGATATAAGCACCGTTATTGTCCTTCAGCTTTCTAAGGGAAGGCAGTGTTGCATCATTCATGATAAAGGATGCATTTTTACGGTACGGACGTTTCAGGCCATACACCAGATCCAGCATGTCATCTGATTTCAAAGCCACAGCCAGTGTATTCAGCAGATGCCCTCCGCCTGTTCCGTCAAAAATACCGGTCGGTTTCCCTGTTCCGTTTCCGTTCAGGAAGGCATCCTCTTCCGCATTGGCAAGTGCCTTTCCAAACTGGACAATAATATAATTTTCCAGATTAAAGGCATTGTCATAAAGCAGTTCCTCCGTTACCTTGATCGCCACATGAAGCTTATGTGCATCCAGGATCTTCTGGTCAAAAGTCGCATCCCCGAAAGTCAGCGCCCCGCCTTCCTCGATCCAGCTTGCCGCCGGCTTGGTAGCTGCAATATTGATCTTGTGCTCCCCGGAAGTTACAATCCTTGTGGCAAGACGGCGCATGATATTCTCTTCATTCAGAACATCAACCAGTCTTCTGTCATACTCCTCCGGAACCAGGTAACCGCCGTCGGCATCCACGCCCTCCTGAAGGGTATTGGAAACCTGGCGGAAGTTGCTTCTCAGTGCATTCAGCATTGCCCTGCGGTATTCATCAGAAGCACGTCCTATCTTTGGCTCACCCTGGCCGCCTGCATAAGGCTTCCCGGTCAGCGGCTGGTTTACCGGCTGGTTCAGGTTCTTTTCCATTTCCTCTGCCTTGCGGTGGCGGTCAATCGCCTTTGTCAGATCCTCAATCTCCGCTTCCATTCTCTCATAAGTTGCACTGTCCTCCGCAGACAGCACCCAGTTTTCATTCTCATGGGTATCCACAAAATTCTTTGCAGCTTCCCAAACCTTAGCTCTCTTCTCCATTAATTCCTGAATCGTCATAATCCGTATCCTCCTCAGATATATTTTTTGATAAAATTTAAGCGTTCATGCAGATCATCCGCAGAACGCCCTGTAACATTCGTATTCACTTTCTTCTTTTCACACCTCTGGCAGGCATTCTCCGCCGCCCCGAAACAGCCATTACAGGGATCGTCCCCCTCAGCACCGGCACTTCCACTCATTCCAGTTTCCTGCATACCAGAAGAATTTCCGTAACACTGCCCCGATACTCCATTACCATCGGCAGCCATCCTAGTGATCGCTGTCTGGTCTTTCACAGATTTCCCGTTCTTTCCATAATGCCTCTCCAGCTTATTCATCAGTGCATTATTCACTGCCCTTCTGGAAAACATTACGGAATCAGACGTCCCGTTTTCTGTACGGCCAGCACCTGGATCTCCATTTTCGCCTTCACTGCCCTGCTCCTCTTTCTGGAACAGAATGTCATCCGCAAAGCCAAGCTCCACAGCCTTATTCGCATCCATCCAGGTTTCCGCATCCATCAGATGTGACAGCTTCGCCCTGCTCTGTCCCGTTTTCCGTACATAAGCATTGATAATGGATTCCTTCACCGCATCCAGAAGTTCCATAGCCTTCTTCATCTCTGCATGATCGCCCCACGCAACCGTGGCCGGATTATGGATCATCATCATGCTCACCGGACTCATCCACACCTCGGTTCCGGCCATTGCAATGACAGACGCAGCAGATGCCGCAAGCCCGTCAATCTTCACCGTAACCTTTCCCGGATACTCCGACAGCATGTTAAAAATCTGCGCTGCGGCAACACAGTCCCCGCCCGGACTGTTGATCCACAGGGTAATGTCCCCTGTCCCTGCATTCAGTTCATCCTTAAAAAGAGCCGGCGTGACATCATCGTCAAACCAGCTGTCCTCAGCAATAACTCCGTTCATGAACAGGATCCTTTCTTCAGCTTCCTGTCCGTTTTCCAGATTTATCACTTTCTTTTTCCAGTTCCAAAACTTCTTCACCAGTATCCTTCCCCTTTCCAGATCCGGCAAAGATACCGGCATCCTGTAATTTTGTCATATTTCCATTGATCAGATACAGATCACCGCCAAGCTCCTCCGGGATCCGGTCCATATTTTCCAGTTCCCGAATATCATTGGCACTCATCCATCCATTCTGTCTTGCCGTGGCATAACCGGTCATCCTTGACTGATAATCACCCCTGAGCAGCCCATCCACATTGAATTTAAAGAAATACTTCTTCTTTTCCTCCGCAGACAGCAGAGCCCTGACCATTGCCTGTTCCCACCGGCTCACCCAGGGATCCAGTGTATACTTCACAAACTCCAAAGACTGCTGCTCAATGTTGCTGAAACTGGACTTATCCAGATCCCCGACCATATGAGGCGGCACCCTGAAAATCCTGGCAATCTCATTAATCTGAAACTTCCTGGTTTCCAGGAACTGTGCTTCATTCGGTGCAATGGAAATCGGCGTATACTTCATTCCCTCTTCCAGGACAGCAACCTTATTGGCATTGCTGCTTCCCCCGAAAGTGGACTGCCAGCTCTCACGCACCCTGCCCGGATCCTTCAAAGTCCCCGGATGCTCCAGAACTCCTGACGGAGCGGCACCGTTGGCGTAGAACTTACTCCCATACTCTTCCGCTGCAATGGCAAGCCCGATTGCATTCTTTGCCATGGCAATAGGTGAATATCCGACCAGCCCATCAAACCCAAGCCCCGGAATATGCAGCACATCCGCCGGATGCAGACGCACGATCTTTCCATTTGCTTTCGGATCTGTCCCGGTTCTTCCGTCCACATCATCCCCGTCATAAACCAGGTACTCATAATAAAGCCTGCCATGCTCATCCCTGTCCACCGTCATCCGGTCGGGCATCAGCGGATAAAGAGCCACAATTTCACCCTTTCCGTTCCTGATGATCTGACTGTACGCATTCCCCCACAAAAGCAAGTGCGTCATCAGAGTCTCCCGGAACACAAAAGAAGTCATCTCTGGATTCGGCTCATCATGCAGCAGAAAATAAAGCGGATGATCCACCGCCTTCTCCTTACCTCCGTTATCGTTATACCTGTAAAACTGTAATGGCAGACCCGCCACCGCCTCAGAAAGAATCCTCACACAGGAATATACAGCAGTCATCTGCATGGCACTCCGTGCGTTCACTCTCTTCCCAGAAGCCGTACTCCCCATAAAAAATCCATATCCGCTTCCAGCTGTGCTGTTAGAAGGAGCATCCCTTCCCCGAAATAAATTACTGAAAAATCCCATACAGCCTCCTTAAAATACCAACAATCCTCTCTCATCGTAAACGCTGCCACTCTGCCCTTCCTGACGTATACATCTATCAAGCGCCATAATTGCGGCAACAATGCCATCTATCTTCTCCTTAGATTTAGCTTTGGTTACTTTAATATTGCCAGCAGGATCTGTGTCAATAACAACGTTACCTGCCATCCATCTAAGCACTGGATTCCCACCGTGAATAATTCTCCCCTCCATCAGTAAGCGATAGAATTCTTTCGTCGGAGCCGACATTGAAGAAAATCCCTGACCAAAAGGAACAATGGTAAAACCTTCGCCCTCCAAATTTTGAATCATCTGAGTCGCATTCCATCTATCCACCGCAATCTCTAAAATGTGATACTTCTCGGATAAATCCATGATGAACTTCTCGATGAAATCATAATGAATCACATTTCCTTCGGTAGACATGATGTACCCCTGTTTCTCCCAGATATCATATGGTACGGAATTGGCTTTCACTCTTCTCGGAATGGTTTCCTCCGGAATCCAAAAATATGGCAAAAGTACATACTTTTCCTCTTCATCCCTTGGTGGAAATATCAGTACCAGTGCCGTAATATCTCCGGTACTGGATAAGTCCAGGCCCGCATAGCAATCTCTACCAGCAAGTGCGTCCATATCAATCGGCTCATTGCCTCTCATATAAATCGCATCAGGAATCCATGCAACGGTCGAACTGACCCACATATTGCATCGAAGCCATTTGAATGTGATTTCATCAGCCGGATTCTGCTTTGCTTCCCTGTATGCATCCCTCAACCTTTCAATATCAACGGTATATCCAAGAGAAGGATTAACCTTGTACCAGTTTGCCTCATCTTCCCAATCCTCATCGTCCTTAAGTCCATAGACTACAGGATAAAAAGTCGGGTCCACACGTCTGCCTTCCAGAATATCCACTGCCTTAGTATGCAATTCAAATGCTATCGAATGTCTGTCATTTCCTGCAGTGGTGATAATAAAGTGAAGCGGATTCTGTCTTGCGTCCGATGAACCCTTGGTAAGTACATCGTATAACTGCCTGTTTGGTTGGGTATGAATTTCATCAAATACCAATCCACTTACCGAAAATCCATGCTTACCACCAACTTCAGCTGACAGCACCTGATAGTAGCCGGCATTGCCGTAATTCACAATACGCTTAGTGGCTCCCATCAGCTTGCTTCTTTTCATCAGAGCCGGTGACATCTCCACCATCTGTTTCGCCACATCAAATACAATAGATGCCTGCTGACGGTCAGCTGCTGCACCGTACACTTCCGCACTTGGCTCATTGTCTGCATATAATAAATAAAGAGCGACAGCCGCAGCCAATTCACTCTTTCCTACCTTCTTACATATCTCCACAAATGCAGTGCGGAACTGCCTGTTCCCATCAGGTTTTACAATCCCGAATATATCTCTTATCAATTGCTCCTGCCACGGCAACAGCCAGAATGGTGTTCCGGCCCATTTGCCTTTCGTGTGGCAAAGATTCTCAATAAAAGTAACTGCCCTGTCTGCTTTCTTCTTATCATAATGTGAAGTCGGAAGCATGAACTGGGAAGGTTTATAATTCTTAAGCTTCGGATATCCCTTTGGTCTTGGTTCCTTTGCCATTAGGAATCACCCCCAAGCAATGCCTCCATCTCATCTTCCAACTCCTTACCCTTTGCACTACCAGCCACAATACGTGACCTGGATGAAGGCGTAAGTCCAAACTCGGATGCCGCCTGCAGCATCAGTTTCTGATTGGTATTTGCAATACCAACCCAAGGTGTCTGCTGCTGATATCCTTTATCCGTTTCAAAGGTCGCCCCCTCAGAATCTATATGCTCCTGCGCTTCCTTCCATCTGGCATAAGACTGGCAGTATGCAGCAAATGCCGCCATATCCACCTCGGTCAGAACTCCCATCTGGTTCATCAGATCCGCAAGTCGTTCCCACTCTTTCTTCGCCTCTGGAAGCAGCCACTCCGGACAGTCAGGCATTCCCTTTGCCGGAACTGGCTCTTTCGTATTCAATTTTCTTTTACCTGGATTACCCTCCAGCTTCTTAACCGCTGTAGGCTTTGGCTTTCTTCCTGCCACTGGAATCCCCTCCTTCCTTAATTTTCTGCACACCCAAGAAATCAATTTCTTGGGTTATCGCGGTGCTCGTCAAATGCTCATGCAAGCATGGCATTTTCCTTACTACTCGTGTAAATAAAAGGACCATGTATTTCTACACGATCCTCATGATGAATATCTATATGTATTTTAAATTTCCAGTTATTAACTCATCTATTTTCCCATCAAATATCTCTTCAAATACTTGCTCACATGGTATCCTGCACATTCGCCTCTCTTTTGAAGTATCTTGAACCCTGAATGCTGTTTGATCTTTTCCTAAACAAGTATTCATATAAGAATCGATGTATGGCATAGCATCCTCTTTCGTAAAGCTAATTTCTTTTTTCAGCCTTACAAACGATGACAATACACTAATACATCTAGCTCCGCCTATACTGATTACACCATTTCTGGCATTTTTATCATCAGAACAAAAGACATAGATTTGTTCACCGAACTTCAAATTCAGCACTTGCAATAAGACATATGACTTCAATTCTCCGAGATTTTGTCCCTCGCCGATAGTGTCACAATCATCTTGCAGTTGCTTCAAAAAATCTTCTCTACTTATACTGCGGCAGTCCATTTGAGACACAAGAACAAACTTCTCTTCAAAATATCCATCTTTATATGCATCGCACGCAGTTTTAAGCATTCCTGCATATGCGCTGATAGCCCATTCACCATAGACTCCTGATAATTCATCCAGTATCATTTCATCGTCATACATACATATTGATTTTGATTCAATTTTCGACTGAAACCATTCTGGTGCCCCAGCTATATTGTGACGCATGATTTCCACTTGAATCTGTTTATGACAGTAAAAGCAATAACCTGGCATTGCCATAATTTTGTCTATTAATTTATTATGATCATCCTTGCGTATCAAATGCATCTTGGATATAAAGTCAGTATCCAGCAAGGCATATTTTTCATTTGCCATATACTCACCTTATTTTCGATTCCGAAATTCCTTTCCGATTTTTTCCAAGTATGCCCTATCAGATTCCTCTCTACTATCCACAAGTAATTCGTGTTCAGAGTTAAAAGCCAGATTATCCAACAAACTTCCATAGCGGAGTAAACTTCCACTATTCTGCTGCCACTGTTCTGCTTTGCCAGTCAATTCAATTCTGATTGCAATGCTTTCACTTTTTTCTTGATAAAGATTTCTGGCCTTCTCTTCTGTAATCACACTGCTCTCTACTAAGCGCAATACAACTGCTTTGTAAGGAAGCGCAAACAAATCCATAAGAATCAGCACATCATCAATCCCCATATTCTCTTTTGAGATTCCAAACATCTTAAACTGTTCTATCACACTGGCATCCGGCATCAAAAGCAACCCTGCAAAAGCATTTGCTTCAAGATCTTCCTGCGTAGCTGCTACTTCATCAACCGTTTTTGAATCCAATAAAGAACCTGATGTAATAGTGCTGGTATTAATATCCTCTGCATAGCAATGAATATGATATAACTCATGTGCCGTTGCAAAAATCTGCTTACACATTGGCAGTTCTGTATTCACACACAAGAAAATCGTACCCTTCTTCACAAAGGTAAACGCCCATAATTCATCATCCCTAAATGGATAACGAAGCACTTCAAGAGCCAGTTCCCTCTTACGTGCATAATTTGAAACTATGCCAAAAATAGATTCTCTAATAATGGTATTTCCACAGTAATTTACAGCAAAAGCCTTTGATAAATCATTTATTTTTTCAAATTGCTTCTCTTGCTTATAAAACAAGTTTTCAAAAAAAGTATCTCCCATTATGCCTCCCAAGGTTTCATCATAGCCATACCATTATCTCTAACTCGACTATGGAAAAGAATCATGTTTGAAAGCTTATCAGCAATATTAAGTGCTTCTTTAGCTTCCTCTGATTCAACTTTTCCCATGAACGCATGAACAATATCTGTATCAACAGAATCTCCCTGAAGCTTGGTAAGTTCTTCCATCTTAACACCCAAGAACTCTGCGATACGCTTCAGTTCTATCGCATTAATCATTCTTGAACCATTAAGCATCTTACTTATTGTCTGTTTATTTGTCTGCAATGCCCCTGCCAAATCTATTTGTTTTCTATTCTGTTTTTTAAGAATTGCTACAATATTTGCAGCTATCATGGAATTCACATCAAACATATTAACTTCCTCCAATCAACAAAAGTCATTCTACCTCATGCTTATTATATGTCACACACGAATTAAAGTCAATATTATAGTTACCATTTTATATTATTTTATTCATTTAGTTTCTATTTCAGTTACTACAATTCTACGATACCCCCCCTCTTCCATTTCGCGATTTTGCACAGAAGAGGGGGCGCCGGTCTTGTAGTCTAAGGCCTGCGAAGATTCAAATCCCCCCTACCCTTGCTCCATCAGAACCGATATTCCTTAAATCTATCCTCGGTCATCGTCTTTACATTATGATGATGCTCACATAAAGGCTGCCAATTCGACCTATCCCAGAAGAGTTTCTGGTCTCCACGATGCGGAACGATATGATCCACGACGGTAGCCATAGTTATATGACCTTCCTCATAACACTTCACACAGAATGGATTGCTCTCTAAGAACTTCCTTCTCTCACGCTGCCACTTAGCACCATAACCACGCTCTGCCGCATGAGCTCTGTCCTTTGTATGTAAAGGCTTATGTTCCTCACAATACATCTGACCGTGCGGAATGAGTGCCGCACAGCCAGGATGTTTACATGGTATGTTCGGTCTTCGTGGCATATGCACCTCCCACAATTTGAGCCCTGAAGGATTGCTCCATCAAGGCTCTTCGTTTTGTCCTACTTTCGACACTATCATATTAACATATATGCTTATGCCATGTTGGGACAAAGTGTGCCAACCTTATTCCGGTACAACAAAATTATTTAGTGACGATGCATGAATACGATGCACAGTTCTGTATGACACATTAAGCTCGTAGGAAATATCTTCCCAACTCTCGTTTTTCAGATAACGATATTTCAAAAGAAGTCTTTCCTCTGGGTTCTCCATACTTTCAATCGCCGCATTGATTTCTGAACGTAGGTCTACCAATCTGTTTATCTGTGCATCAATCCTCTGCTCATAATCCCATATCTTTTCAATGGTCTTTATAAACGGCGCTTCCAGATTTCTATTCGGATTGGTACCAATCTTTTCTCCATAAGAACATCCCTGAATTCTACCTCTCATCTCACGAAGCTGTTCCAGTTCCTTTACCTCAACCTGTATCTGCTTATCCAAAAGATATGCCTGCTTCAAATATTCCTTAGCTGTCATAAGCCACCTCCGAAAAGTTATTTCCCTCGGATTTACTCTGATTGTCTTATTTCGTTCTGAAGCTTACGGATCAGAAACTCTCCATCAACGGAAGTCAGCTGTTGATACCAAGAACTTCTGAAAAACTTCTCTATCTGTAATGCTTCATCTATTGCTGTCTTGCTCTTTGGATTGCGCTTTACCTTTTTAAGTGCGGCTCTGTAATCAGCAACCGCACTTAGAATAATCGCATTCGCAAGTCTTTCATATGGGGCTTCAAATTGGTTCTTACCTGCCATGTGTTACCCTCGCTTTTACTGCAGCAATCAATCTATTCTGTGTCATATCCTTATTAGCTAAAGCCTTCATGACATCTTCATCTATCGTACCTGCAGTAATAATATGCTGAACCACAACCGTCTCCGCTGTCTGTCCCTGCCTCCATAATCTAGCTACAGTCTGCTGATATAATTCCAGGCTCCAGGTAAGTCCAAACCAAATCAGGGTATTTCCACCTGATTGCAAATTCAAACCATGCCCGGCAGAAGCTGGATGTATTAATGCCACAGGCAGTTCCCCACGATTCCATTTTCTGATGCTCTCCTCAGAATCCAGTTTTTCAAAAGGAATCTTTTTCTCAGTAAGCCTTCGCATAATCCTTGATAAATCATGTTTGAACCAGTACGCTACCATAACAGGTCTGCCATTTGCCGCTTCAATCATATCTTCTAAGGCATCCAGCTTCTGGTCATGGATTACAAGCTCGTCGCCATCATCTGAATACACAGCACCATTTGCCATCTGAAGAAGCTTTCCGGAAAGTGCTGCTGCATTTGCTGCTGTAATCTCTCCCTTTTTCAAAGGAACAAATAAATTCTCTTCCATATCCGCATAAAACTTCGCTTCCTCATCATTCATATAAACCGGATATTCATTACTGATAAACTCCGGCATCCGAAGATGATCCAAGGCTTTCATGGAAATCGTGATATCGGAAATCTTCTCATAAATCTGTTCCTCAGCTCCATTTCTTAGCTTATAAGAATAAACAATCGGACCATTCATCCTGTCTGGTACAAAATAATTCACACGATACTGGCTGATAAATCTTCCAAGTCTTTCTCCCATATCCAGACATTTGAATTCTGCAAACAGATCCATCAGTCCATTGCTGGAAGGTGTACCAGTGAGCCCGATTACCCTTTTCACATTTGGCCGAACTTTCATAAATGCCTTAAAGCGCTTACTGTTCCAATTCTTAAAGCTGGATAGCTCATCCAGAACTACCATATCCCAGAAAAAATTCACGCCGCTCTGTTCAATCAACCACTGCAGATTTTCACGGTTAATAATGTAAATATCCGCATCCGCTTCAAGAGCCTTTTTTCTCTCTGCTACTGAACCAAGAACAATGGAATATCTCAGATGTTTCAGATGATTCCATTTATGAATTTCATCACTCCAGGTATTTCTTGCAACTCGAAGTGGCGCCACCACCAAAACCTTACTTACTTCAAAGCTGTCATAAATAAGCTGTTCAATAGCTGTCAACGTAATACTGGTCTTACCAAGTCCCATCCCAAGTATCACGGCTGCTATCGAGTGTTCTAATATATAATTGATTGCAAACTGCTGATAATCATGCGGTTTGTATTCCATCAAGAATCCCTCCAATCTGTCCTGCATCATCCAGGACGAATACTTTATATCCAAGAGACCTTAACTGGTCATGCCTGTGCTCCTGTAAAACTCTTGGCTTCTTTCCCGGCGCCTTCACTTCCACCAACCCAAATTTCCCATCAGGTAATAAAACAAGTCGGTCGGGCCAGCCCGATGAGCCGGAATTCCACTTCTCACACAAGCCACCACGCTTTTTAACCTCTCTCACTAATTTCTGTTCAATATATTTTTCACGCATCGCTCGCCTCCATCATTCTTAACAGGTGTGCAGGTCGAGTACCTCGTTCCGTAAAACTCTCTTAAGCAGATTTTTAATCAAATTCTCCCTAAAGGGACTTTTATGTAGTGAGGTTAACGACCTACACAAAATGGCTTTTTCTTACTCCAAAAAATCCTGTCCTTCCTTAAGCTTTAATCCCACGACCTGCACTCCGGTATTCTTGCGAATACGGTTATATCCAGCCTTGTCCATCGAAGAATAGAAATCCGTGGTACTGCGGATATATTCGCCGTTCTGCATGCAATGCGCTCTGTAAGCCTGATACAGTTCACCCGATTTTTCCTTATAAGATGGATCAATCTCACAGCATTCCTCCAAGAACTGCCCCAGCCAGTCATTGTCCTCACGATATGCCTGAATGGCAGCCTCTACGACATCCGGAAGTGTTGTATGGAAATTCTTATCAATCGCTCTCTTCGCCCCTTCAATAATCCAGCTCATAATTGCAGGACCTGCATGCTCAAACAGATAATCCGCATAATTCTTGATGTCACTTTTACCTGTAATCTTTGCATTGAAGGGAATGACCACCAGCCTTCTCCAGATACCGTCATCATTGGCTCCCACCTTCGGGAGATGGTTCGTATAGAGAACCAACGTATGTGACGGAACAAAGGAAAATGGATCCTTGTACTTCTTCTCCGCCTGAATCTCATCTGTAGAACAAAGCTGCTTTACCACAGCGGTATTTAATCTCATTCCTTCTTCCATTTCCGAAGAAATAATGAGGCGCTTGCCCTTAAGCTCCGCCATCTCCGGCTTCACATTTCGCTTACAGTTCATGGTCAATGCCTCAGCAGAAAGCTTTCCTGCATAATTGCCAAGCACTCTAAAAATGGTATTCCAGAAGGTACTCTTACCATTGGCACCGCCGCCATAAGCAATAATCATATGCTCCTGATACACCTTGCCGATTGCAGCCATACCAACAGTCTCCTGCACATAATCAATCAGCTTCTGATCCTTACAAAAGAACAGATTCAAAGCATCCATCCAAATCTTTTTCCCCACTTCTCCAGGTGAACAGGCAGTAATCTTTGTAATCAAATCCTCCGGATTATGAGGCTGTTCCCCTGCAATTCCTTTTCTAAGGTCATAGGTTGCATAAGGTGTGTTAATCAGGTTTTCGTTCTTGTCCAAATCCGACACAGAAATAGCGATCATCGGCTTCGCCGTATTTGCCGCAGACACGATATATTTGTAATCACGTCTCTTCTGCACAAATTTCAAATAGGTTTGGGCTCCCATCAGCATATAAACCAAAGGAATAAGCTTTCCATCAACCTCTTTCAAAAGCTCCTTCGGACCAGCCTGGATAGATTCCTTCGGTACACCTGCATCCTCCAAAGCCTTCTCCACTCTTGCCACTTCATCCATAGCATCCTGAAGCTGCAGATCTAAGAATTCCTCAACAGCACCAATCGCCATCTGCTTATCCTCTCGCCAACATTCCCCATCGAATCTTAAAAAGTCTGTAGCACTGGTATATTTCAATTCATTCCCATACTCTCGAACCAACACCTTTGCCTGTCCAATATCCGAATAATCTTCAGGCTTCAATGAAGCACTTTCAAAATCTACGTTATATTCATCAGGCGGTACATAACCCTCCTGATTCACAATACTTTTCTTAAAGAACTTCACTGCACTGTTCCAGATAGTCTTAAGCTCCGACTCCGGTAGCGGCGGATCACACTTTTTAGCATGTTCTAGAAATGCCTCATATGCCTTTTCAGTAATTCCATAGCGTTTCAGCACACGCCCGGCAAAACGGCTCATCGTATTGTTTCTGCTGCCTTCCAGAATCTGCCCACCAGATGTACTCTCCAAATCTTCTGCATCAAAATCTTCTTCCTCAGCAAACTGTCTGACATCAATTTCTTCATCAATAGTCATCCAGCCATCATGTACCAATACTTCTTCACAATCAGCACCGAAGATAAATCTTGCTGCATCCAATGCATTTCCATCAAAGAAGGGATACTCCTTTTGTAACGCCTTCTTCAGATTCCCGTACACCTCTGCATCAGTAATCTCTGAAATAGGAAAATAGATGTGATATCTCGGTCTGGCTGACTTCCCCTCCTTTGGAAGCAGATGATGTCTACTGGAAGCAAGCATATATTCCATATCAGGGAATATTCCCTCCAGCTTCTCAGCTGTAATCCACTCTGCCGATTCCTCTGAATGGTCATTATCAATATCCATGACAATCACATCTGAACGAATGAAATTACCAATACCTCGATAGTTCCCTTTGTACTCTGCGCAAACATGATCTGCCTTCACCGCCTCCCGAAGCTGCTCCGGCGTGACTACTGTCACCTTATTGGGATAGCTACAGTTTGCGGCTTGACCAATGCAGTTTGCTGTAAAAATCGTTACCTGCATATCTCAAACCTCGTTTCTAAAAAAGTAAGGAACATAATCCTCCTAACTTCCTAAGCGGGTTTGACCTACACTTTTCCGGTCGAATTAAAAAAATATTTACAAAGCAATGGCCAGAGCAGCATCGCTTCCTTATATAAGCAAAAAATGCCCTGGCTCTTTTCAAAACTTTTTCAAAAAAATTATGCTCCCGACCGGAAAAACAATTTCCAGATGCGCTTAGGAAGATAGAAAGGCACGAAAGCCATTCGGAAAGTGAGGTACTGCAGATGCAGACAGAAACGATTGATAAAAGCCAGCAGGCCACACCACAGATTGAGGAAGAGCTCATTGATACTCTCATCGCAATCAGTGTTGTAGCCAAACGACTGGCAGCCAATCTAAGACAACAGAATACAGAAAATGGAGGAAAACAAGATGAGCAAAATGAGTGAATTATCGCAGATGCTTGATGAAATGATTGCCTGCGGCGAAGGAATGATCAAAGCTGCTAACGCAATCAAAGACATCTTCTCTTCTACCGAAGAAGCACCCGAAAAAAAAGAACCCAAGTCAACCAAGAAAGCTACTAAGGCTTCTGAACCGGCTAAAGTAAAGGAAACACCGGAACCTACCTATACCAAGGAAGATGTTCGTGCAGTACTCGCTTCCAAATCTGCTGCCGGATATAAGAAGGAAGTCAAGGAGCTTCTTGAGAAATATGGTGCACAGCAGTTAAAGCAGGTAAATCCTGATGACTATGCAGCCATTCTTAAGGAAGCAGAGGTGATTGGAAATGCCTAAACATGCATACCTTTCCGCTTCTGCCAGCCACAGATGGTTAGCCTGCCCACCAAGTGCAAAGCTCTGTGCCAATATTACGGATCAAACATCCGAATATGCACAGCAGGGAACCGATTGTCATGAGCTGTGCGCCTATCTTGTGGAAAAAGCTCTTGGCAGAGCTGTCACTGATCCGACAGAAAACCTGACCTTCTACGATGCTGAAATGCAAAACTGCGCAGAGGAATACAGGAATTATGTTTTGGAACAAATCGAAGCAGCCAAGGAATTCTGTAAGGATCCACAGGTCATGATTGAGCAGAGACTGGACTTCTCCCGCTGGGTTGAAAACGGCTTTGGAACCGGTGACTGTGTCATCGTTGCAGATGAAGTATTACAGATTATCGATTACAAGCACGGTCTCGGTGTTCTGGTAAGCGCCGGCGATGAGGAACACGGTGGAAACAGCCAGATGATGTGCTATGCCTTAGGTGCATTGGAAGCCTTCGGTGATATCTATGACATCAATCAGATTAAGATGACCATCTTCCAACCAAGACGTGACAACGTCAGTACTTACACCATTTCCAGAGATGAGCTTCTGAAATGGGCTGATGAAATTCTGGCACCTACTGCACAGCTTGCATATGTAGGCGGAGGCGAATTCAAAGCCGGTGACCACTGTCGGTTCTGTAAGGTAAAAGCCACCTGCAGAAAGCGTGCAGAATACAATCTTGAGCTTGCAAAATATGACTTTGAAATGCCAGCTACCCTGGATGACATAGAAATCGCCGCTATCTTAGTAAAGGTAGATGAAATGATTTCCTGGGGAAATGACATCAAAGAATATGCCTTACAGCAGGCTAAGTCCGGTGTTCACTTTGACGGTTGGAAAATCGTAGAAGGAAGATCCAATAGAAAATTTACTGATGAAGCCGCTGTGGCATCCAAAGTAAAAGACGCGGGCTACGACCCGTATGAGAAAAAGCTACTTGGCATCACTGCCATGAGCACATTGCTCGGAAAGAAGAAATTCGAAGAGCTATTAGGTGAGCTTGTGTATAAGCCACCAGGTAAATCAACATTGGTACCGGAATCTGATAAAAGACCGGCAATGAATACAGCAATAGATGATTTTAGCGTATAAGTCCAGTCTCAATGCTTAAAACAGATTGGCTGCTCGCAGACATATCTGTTTAAGCATTAGAGACGACAACGGAAATGAGCAAGTAGCCTGATAAGGCGGATTGCGAATTTACGTAGGAATCATGAAAGTGCAAAGCACGAAATGATTCCGTGGACTTATACCACAAGACAAATAAAGGAGGACCAATATTATGGCAAAGATTCAGAACCCTACAAAGGTAATCACAGGAGTAAACACACGTTGGAGCTATGCGAATGTATGGGATGCCAAGAGCATCAACGGAGGCGCACCGAAGTACAGCGTCTCCCTCATCATTCCCAAGTCCGACACCGTAACCGTTAACAAGATCAATGCAGCTATCGAAGCCGCTTATGAGGAAGGTCAAAGCAAGCTCAAGGGAAATGGTAAGACAGTTCCTGCGCTCTCTATCCTTAAAACCCCTCTTCGTGATGGTGACTTAGAGAGACCTGACGATCCGGCATATGCAAATGCATATTTCATCAATGCGAACAGCGCTTCTGCACCTGGCATCGTGGATGCAGACCGTCAGCCTATTCTTGAGAGATCCGAAGTATATTCCGGTGTTTACGGCAGAGCTTCCATCAACCTCTACGCTTTTAACAGCAACGGCAACAAGGGAATTGCTTGCGGTCTCAATAATCTCCAGAAGATTCGAGACGGTGAACCTCTTGGCAGCAAGTCCAGAGCTGAGGATGATTTCGCTTCTGATGAAGAAGACGATTTCCTTGAATAAATCAAACGTAACAACGACAACCAAGCAGGCGGTGGTAATACTGCTGCCGCCTGTGACAATCAAAGAAAGTAGGTAAAATATTATGACCATGGATTCTATTAACGAAATATTAGATGCTATTATCCGCGGATCCCTTTTAGGCTTCTTAGCTGGCTTCTGGTTAATGGGACTTGCTGCAATCTGGAAGTGGTTCCTGGGTGTTGCAAAACGTTTCCTTCACTGGCTTTTCCCAAAAGCAAAATGGTTCCAGCCAAAAGAGCAGACCCCAAAAGGAAACTAATATCAAGGCGGCAGTACTCCCCGGTGCTGCTGCCCTTTTTGTAAAGGAATGAGATTATGATAAAAGAAATGTCAATTGATTTAGAGACCTACAGCGATGTTGATATCTCCAAATGTGGAGCCTATAAATACGCTGAGTCTGAAAATTTTGAGATACTACTGTTCGGTGTATCAATTGATGGTGGTGATGTACAGGTATTTGACCTTGCCTGTGGTGATACCATCCCCGATGATATCCTTGCAGCATTATCTGATTATACCGTTACAAAATGGGCTTTCAATGCCAATTTTGAAAGAATCTGTTTATCCAACTGGCTTAGAAAACATCACCCTGCGCATTTCAAAGGCTACAGTATTCCGGAAGATCCTGCTTCCAAATATCTGGATCCAGCCTCATGGAAGTGTACCATGATATGGTCAGCCTATATGGGCTTACCGCTCTCCCTTGAAGGTGTCGGTGCAGTCCTTAAACTACAAGATCAGAAAATGAAGGAAGGCAAAGATCTCATCAAATACTTCTGCTGCCCTTGCAAGCCGACTAAGGTAAATGGCGGCAGAACCAGAAACCTTCCAGAGCATGCCCCTGATAAATGGGAAACCTTCAAAACCTATAACAAACGTGATGTTGACGTAGAAATGGCGATTAAACAGAGATTATCTAAATTCCCGGTTCCTGACTTCGTATGGGAAGAATACCATCTTGACCAGGAAATCAATGACCGCGGAATTATGCTGGATATGGATGTGGTAGAAAATGCTATTGCATTTGATGAAAAGTCCAAAGCAGAGCTTATGATTGCTATGCAGAATATTACTAACCTTGATAATCCAAACTCAGTAGTTCAGATGAAGCAGTGGCTCTCTGATAACGGCATTGAGGCTGAGTCCCTTGGTAAAAAAGATGTGGCAGCTATGATAAAAGATACCGACAGTGATGTGGCTGCTGCACTTAAACTCAGGCTTCAGCTTGCTAAGTCCTCTGTAAAGAAATATCAAGCAATGCAGAATGCCGTCTGCAAGGATGGCAGGGCTCACGGTATGTTTCAGTTCTACGGCGCAAACCGTTCAGGAAGATGGGCCGGACGATTGATTCAGTTACAGAACCTACCGCAAAATCATATGAATGACCTTGCTGATGCTCGTGAACTTGTCCGTACCGGTGATTATGATTCTTTGGAACTGCTTTACGATGATATCCCAGATACTTTAAGCCAGCTGATTCGTACCGCCTTTATTGCAAGACCGGGATACAAATTCGTGGTATCTGACTACTCTGCAATCGAAGCCAGAGTTCTGGCATACCTTGCAGGTGAAACCTGGCGTTCCAAAGTATTCGCTGAAGGTAAGGACATCTACTGTGCATCTGCCAGTCAAATGTTTGGTGTACCGGTCGAAAAGCACGGTATCAATTCACATCTCAGACAGAAGGGTAAAATCGCAGAGCTTGCCTTAGGATATGGTGGTTCCGTCGGTGCTCTGATATCTATGGGAGCTTTGGATATGGGATTAACAGAGGATGAACTTCAGCCACTGGTTGATTCCTGGCGTGCCTCCAATCCAAATATTACCGCCTTCTGGTGGAATGTAGATAATGCAGTTAAGACTGCTATCAAAATGAAGGTTCCTACAGAGGTAAATGGAATCAAATTCCTCTGTCGAAGTGGAATGCTCTTCATCAAGCTTCCTTCCGGTAGAACTCTTAGCTACGTTAAACCTCGCATCGGAGAAAATCGATTCGGCGGTGAATCCGTAACCTATGAAGGCATCGGCTCTACCAAGAAATGGGAACGCATCGAAAGCTACGGCCCAAAATTCGTTGAGAACATCGTGCAGGCAGTCTCCAGAGATCTTCTCTGTTTTGCTATGCGTACCCTCTCCCACTGCTTTATCTGCGGTCATGTCCATGATGAGCTCATCATCGAATGCAGCCAAGATGTTGATTACAAATCCATCTGCAATATCATGAGTAGGTCTCCAGACTGGATGCCAGATATCCTGATTAGAGGCGATGGGTATGAAACGCCATTTTACAAAAAAGATTAAAAAGATAGCGGTCTCCGGTGTTCGCCAGAGGCCGCTGCTTTCATATTCCTATATAACTTTATTTGTGGTCTTTTATAATTCCCATAGCATCTGTAGATAGATCTTTTCCTTCAAATGTAGTCAACAATTTACCAGGGAAGTGCTTCTCATACCACTTTTCTTTTATCTCCCAATGTGCTCGATAATCCGGTAAATCCAATCTTCCCACATGCTCCCAATAATATGTTTCTCCTCTAAACTTTACTGTAAAATCAGGAAGGAACATCGTTCCATCTGGTGCAAACAACGGCTCTTCATAAACAAATGGAACTTCTTCCTGAACAAGCATGTTTGCGATAATCACTTCAGACTTTGAACGTACAAAGTATTTCGACAATGTGGCAAGCTTCTTCTCGTCAGCATACCAATTTTGAATGTACAGCAGTTCCTCCGGAAGTGGTACAAACTTAAACACAGAAGAATTAATTCTTCTCACAGCAGACTTTTCAATATGTCCAAGCGAGCTCAGTGTTCCTATATCCTCCTGTAAAAAGATGGTGACCTTTTTCTGTGCACGTGTTATTGCAGTATATAACAATTCCATCGATAATAGATGACTGTCACGTTTAGGAATTACGATATAAACATAATCAAATTCCGATCCCTGAGATTTATGCACACTGATTGCATATGCCAATTCAAGATTATCCTGTGGCTTTTGTTCCGGAAGATTCCAACCTTTATCATTCTTGCCATATTCACGCCCATAGTTATAACGTAACTTCTGACGATTTCTGTTTGAAAAAGCAACCTGGAATCGTTCAATCGTGCTCAAATATTTATAACGCTTATTCTTGGAATCAAAAGGATGCATTAATACAAGACCAATTTCACCATTAAACACTTCGTGCTGTTCTGTAGTCCGTGTTTCCTGATTATATGCATACGCCATATCTGACTTTGGTCTGTTTCTAAATTGAATTACCTTATCAAAGTAACTGATTCCATCAAGATTATATCTGCTACTCCAATATGGATTAAAATCGTTTTGCATTAAGGTATTAAGTGCTCCGGTTCCATAAAACTCGCCTCTATATGGAGAGATAACTTGAATCGCATCCGGATTTGATGAGCCATCCTCTTTACGAATTGCCTGCTGCCATAATTTATCTGGGCTCTCATACACTGTCATGCCTGTAATCTTTTTCATGTCCTGAATAATTACATCATGCAAACATGTTTCCAAATCAGTTTGTTCTTTCCAGAAATAAACGGCCAAATCTTTATCAATATCACCGTTACCATTTTCCATGATTTTGGTGAAAAGAACTTCCTTCTTTCGTTTCAATTCATCCGATGATGAGCTTTCAGACATATCAGACTGCTTTTCCTGAATAAACAGTTCTGCCAAATCAAGAATTCCGCATCCATTACCTTCAACACGGTTAACCAGTTGTCTTATATTCTCAGTCAGCACTCCAACATTATCTGGATATTCTGAATTTAACCATTCAATGGTGTCCGCAAACACTTTCCCCCTGCCTATAGGTGGAAGCTGATTCGGATCGCCAACTAAAATAAGCCTTTGAACACTATTCCAATTTATACTTCTCAATAATGTAGCAAAAAGATTCAGGTCAATCATGGAACATTCATCAATAATGATTGTATTTACATCCTGACCCTTACCTCCTCCAACCCTTTTCAAAGTGAAGTTCTTATTAAGCCATCCATTGCTTGCTAAAAAAGAATGAATAGTTGATGAATTCTTATCTGTTTGAGTCTTTATACGTTCTGCTGCTTTTCCAGTCGGTGCCATAAGAAGGAATCCTGCAGCCTGTCCATGAACTCTTTCAATATTTTCAACAATAGCCTTAATTACAGTTGTCTTTCCCGTTCCTGCCGCTCCTGAAAGAACACAAATCGGCTTTGAGAAAATCTGAATACAAATATCAGCCTGCTTATCAAGGATGTCCTCATATTGTTCAGACGCAGTATCATTTAGCTTAGATTCCGGATTCCTAAGATTCTTCTTAAATCGTTCCTTAGTAATGGCGAGTTTCAAGGAAATATCCGGACGTTCTGCAAGCATAGTAAATGTAGATTCAACCTGTCGCTCGTCCTCATATACCCATTTCAAATACAAGTATAAATTCTTATCCTCATCTTCCTTTAACGTTAACGCCTTTTCAAAAATATCCTTGTCGATCTTAAACAGTTTAACCTTAAAGACATAACGCTTCCATTCTGGCATTCTATCCAGTCTACGATTAACAGCTTGAACTATCGTTTCAGCCTTACCAAATGAATGCGCCGCTATTCTATTTAATTCATCTACACAGAATGCCCTGAGTCGTTCCGGATCTCCAACCTCAAAGATGTTTTTAATTCCGTACTCAGGCGAAGAAATAATACCATTGTCAATCTTATAGAACGGAATAGAATCATCAGGATCCATTCCCTGGTACTGTTCAAAAATAATATATGGATTTTCCAGTATTTCTTTCAAAGAAGCTGTAATCGATACATCTTCTCTCTCTTCGCTTAATATATAAGCCATCTGACCCTCAGTAAGATCAAATCGCGGAAGAACACCTAACAACAATTCCTGTTCTTCGTCCTCCCTAAGCTGGAACTCTCTGCGAACAGTCCTTAGATTATCGATTTTATGACCAAATACCTCATCTACGTCTCCATCAAGCAATAATCTTACTTCTTCACGGAATCGTTTCATATCCCCTTCATTTGTAAGTGACACATAATGCTGAACTAGGCTTTCAATCCCCATATTCATCATTGCCGAAGCAAATCCCGGATATGGTCCTCTTGCTTTCCATAGTTCATTCAGCACTCCATTCAGCCATACTTTTCGTGCTTCCCAGTTTTCAGTATCATCGCCAATTTCAATAAGTACATCTACTGATTTTAATAACTGATGGATTATCTCAATGGCATCATCATTTGAGACTTCACGGCTTCCATACTTAAATGGTGATCTGTGAAGAGGCTTAATCGCTAACCTATTAAGGATATCTTCATTATTCGTATATTTCCAAAAAGGAATCACCAAACCTTCATCCGGGTAATTAGACGTAATTGGTTTTTGCCATACAACACCACCCGCATAATCTGCTTTTATCTGGTCTGTTGTATTCTCGTAATAGTGAAAATCATCAATCTTCTTTATTCTTGATGCTCCCACAATCACATAGTTATCCTCTTCATTCTCAGAAAACGGATTACTATATCCGGCATAATAGAACACTAATGATTTGCCCTCTTCAAACTGAGCAAAATATGCTTCTGCATTACGTTGACGTTTATTGTAATCGTATGTTTTTCCTCTCACATTAGAAAAAACATCTGCCTTATACATAGCCTCATAGCACCATGTACACGCTGTATATGGAGGCAATGTCAGAATAGTTGAATCTGCATCACCTTTTTCCCACCATGAAGGTGGATCCACCTTAACTTGTATGAATTCTTTACCGAAAGCATTTGCACTCAGTCCACAAGCGATTTTACATGGATGCTTAGCACATGATTCTCCAGCATGTGCCATTTCAAAATCCAAATCTCTCGTTTCAGCAATTAACGTTCCGGGATATGAATGCTGTCCAACACAATAAACATTCTCACATGGTTTTTTACAAATATGGCCATTCCAACCATCGCTGTGCCATGCAAGACGAATACTCATATGTATGGCCATAACTACCTC